AAGCGTTTGTACCTATTTAATTCTTTTCCACCGGGACTAGTAGGTGACTAGTTTGATAATCGTGTATAGGCACGAGGAATGACTGGGACGAGGTTTCAGTCTCCCGGTAGAGAGTCGTGGGCTCTCGAGGGGTGTCAGCCCCAGGTACGTGGTACCTCTGATATTATGAGGAGTCATCCTCTCACCTAAATCCTTTAACCCTTAATAATCGTAGGAGAACGAAATGGGTACAAACGCTTTAATTCTTATTACCGACGAAAACTTCGAGAATGTCGTGTCATCACTGACAGTTTCTAACGTGGTTGATATGTTAGAGATGATCAGTTCAAATTCGTTTTTAATGCATGAGCTTCGCTCGAAAATTCGTTTATTACATGAAACTACGGGTCTGAATACTGATTCAATTGAGATCCTAGCTTCAGATCTTGTGGACAAATGTTTCGATATTGTCCCTGAACATGCTAAAGAGATAGTTTGTGAGCATTTAATACTCATCATTCGTAACATTTCCACTACTATTATTTCATTACCATAGGACATAACCATGCCAATATATTTTGTTCCAACAACAGGTGAGCACGAGAAAGTCATCGAACTCGGATCGAAAGCAGGGATCCATGTTTCTTTCCCTACTACCGTCCGTGATTTCATTATTGAGAGTTCTGAACACTCACATGCAATCTTCGGGATGACAACCGAGTCACTTATGACATTAACTCGTCATGCCAAACAATTACTTGTCGAGATGCCATCGGTAGTGATGTCTGTTCCAGGCATTGTTTATACGGCCGATTGGAATATCGCAGCGACATCGTTCCATCCTTTAGACTGGACGGAGATCGAGAGCAAACTCTCGAAAACAGGTCTCGTTGCGCATGAGATCGACGACTTAGAAAAACGCGACCAGGGTACAATGGAGCAGAAAGCCAACGCCGGATACAGATCATTACGTCAATACCGCGCTGAAAATAACAGTGTAATAGATGATTCAACGATGGATGAAGCTGGAGATGAGGGCCTGGTAGATGACAACACAGTCTAGTACACCAGTTTTCGAAGCAGACGATCCAATATGTGACGCCCTTTTTGCGACTGCAAAAGCTGAACGTAATAGATATAAGGAATATAGAGAGGGTCCAATCGAGATCGACTATGGAATCCTTTCTAATGATCCACGTATCTTGCAGTTCAAAGATGATTTCAGTCGTGATTGGCTCAAACGTATTGAACCAGATGTAGATGAGCAAGGACGGGTGTTTGGTAACGGCCTTCGATCTGATTTCAATGGTATGCGTCATGTAAATGGGTTTCCTATGTACAACGCGACCTATCCATTGGCAGACAACCGCAAACTCCGGGCTAAAGAAGGATTAGCGAATGAATTTGTGGAACCTTGGCATAAATCAGTTTTTGAAGCTCTTGTTGAACTATTTTTTGAAGATTTAGAACCAGTTAAGATGAATATTCGTAAAGGTTCTTCGTCCTGCATGCCTTATTTCGAAACTGGAATGGCGAAGAAAATAGAGTACGCAAAATATGCTCACGAAAATTCTCTTAAAGCAGGAGAACTCATGCTGAAAGGTGATTTTTCTACGTCATGGGATAATTATGGTATAGGAGGGGCGGCTTTCTGTGTATATAGGAGGCAATCAACAGACGTAATTTATTATGATTCGAAAACTAATACATGGTCTTTTAAAGAAAGGCCAGTTGCTGACAGAGACTTCGCAGTTTCTGGAGGTGACAAAGGGACGTTTTTGCCATCAAATAAGAAGTTAGATAATGTAGACTTCAATGTGCCTGATGGTTTCGCTCGTGAACGAAATCGTACTGCTATGGGTGCACCTTGGGGCTTAAATGCGTCTCTGGCGCCGATAGCTCAATCAGTCCGTCATCGGATATACGATGTGTTCAGTTATAGCACTCATCATACAACGCGTGAATCTATCCAAAATGATCTTAGAGCATGGAAGTTCACAATAGCTGCAGACGTGTCAAATCACGACTGGTTTTGGCCAACTTTTGTTATCGATACGATAACTGATAAGCTATTAGCTATGGGTTTTGATGAGAGATGGGTTGTTCAAATGAAGGTTTGTAATCTTTTACCTCGGTATGTAACAGATGTAGGTCCTGGAATGGCTAATATTCTGATCGGGGACCCAAGGAATCCAAACGTTCACGGAGGTTTAACTTCAGGTAACTCGTTTACTGACATTTTCGGTACGATTAATATGATTTGGATTTATTTTCTGATCCAAGTTGAACATACTTATACTCAAATTATTCCAGCTCTCAAAGAAAGAAGGAGATGTAAGGAGTTGGTCAAGCAGTACTTACAGGGAAACCTTCCAATAGTCATTAAAGATAAATCAGATGACGCATTATTGGGGTGGACTGATACGGTTTTAGTGGGTAAAGCACAAAAACTAATGGATAAAATGCAGAAGGATGAACAGGTTTCACCATACATGAAGGTTTCTTATGAACATGGTGGAGCGTTTCTCGGAAGCATCTTATTATATCCACGTGACAAGGATCCATCAAAGCTAGTACTGATTGGGAACATCCAATCGTTAGTAACAAATCTGTTTTCTCCTGAATATGGGGTACAGAGTCAAGTTAAAGATAGATCTAAAGTTAAGAGACCTTTTCCCGGATTATCATGGGAAACAATTCCTCAAGTATACGGGTCATGCCCTTTGTACGGAGAGGTTATGGAATCGATAGAAAAGCATTGGTACAATAACTTTTCTGAGTCGTTCTTCGCGAGGAAGCAGAAGCAATTGGAATCTGACAAAGCGAAGTTAGCTCGATATATCGCTAAATTCCAACAAGTCGGAAGTATTGACTTCTCACCGATCGATCTCGAAGTACTCAATGATCCAACCAAATTGGAGTACAAATTTGATAAAGAGGATGTATCCCCGGAGGTCCTCGATTTCTTATATCAGGGGTTGACCCTTGAAGAGGTCGAACCGTTTTTTAACTCAATTATTGGAGCAAATTAAAATGCAAAAATTGCAAGATAAAGTGATTGTTGCCGCGTCGGCAGCGAGTGTTCTACTTACTGATCATCTCGCTGAGCAAATGGAAATGATGAAAGATATCGTATTTCCAAAATTCTTATTAAGTAAAACAAGGTATTCGTTTGATCACAAAATGCTGTTTGATGCCTTAGAGGAGTATGTAAACTCGGCTGATACAGTCAACTTGACTGTTGGTGATCTCCAAGAATTAGACTTCTTTAAGAGGGTGTCTAAGGAGGATGTTATCAATGATAATTCAATGATTCCTTCTTTATACGCCGCGATGGGCTATGAAAAGAACATCATCGAGTGGCCTGTAGAGAAGATTCTTCCAGGTATCACCATCGTGCTAGGCGGTCGTGGTGCCGGTAAGACATCGTATTTACTTAATGAGAAGGAGTTAGATGTTTTGATTAGGTTGAATGAACCTATGGAACATGTAGATGCTAACCCAGAGGTCTACCAAGCTACCTCTGTCACAAACGCAATATCTGTTGCGCTGTACCTAAGTCTTATGGGACTAAGAGTAGCAATAGATAGTTTCAAGTCTTTAGTGTATGGTATCGAGGGTGCTGCTCTATCTGGTGGTATGTCAGCCGGTGTTTTCGACTTTATGACTACTGTAAATAACCTCGTAGCAAACTTCGGGGCTCATTTTGTTGTAACAGTCAACCCAATGGACTCCGATCGTGTTGCCAAAACATATGATATGTTGGCGGCTAGTGTGACAGGTATTGTGTTAATCGAGAACTATCATGATACTAGTAGCACTTATAGGCTCATCGACGGTCGAGTTTCTGATCAATCTGATTTACTTATGATGGATCATGGATTAGGTGAAGACTCGTACAAAATGGTAGGTCCTAATAGACCTGTGGTTGTACCGGAAGATGTAGCCCCAGTCGTGAAAGATCCTTTAACATCACGATTCAGTGACAGCGAGGAAGATACAAGTCCTCGTACAGCTGGCAAATTAAATCTTTAGTTAATAAATTATAATAGTAGGAGATAACAATGACAATTATTGTAAACAAAATTGATGCGCAAGCAGCTGGTCTCACACAGAGAGCTCACGTGGGTGGAGCGGCTACAAATGGTCCTTTAGCTGGTCATGGTCAATTTAAGCCAACTGTTTTCACACGTACACTTCAAGCGTCTCGTACTGGCGAATTTTTGGTACCAATTGGTACTGGTCAGTTGGATCCAGTGAATCACGCTCGAATCATGCGACAACTAGCTGTAGATGAGCAGAAAGATATCAATGTACTCGTAGATCAGTACCGTGAGACATTACATCAATTAGCTTTCGACTCAGAAATTATCCGGTCAACTGTTGCAGCTATCTTAGGAAACAACGATCGTCATACAAATATGGCTAGTGTCGCTAAGGTTCCAGCCGCGTTTGTAATCAAACATTTAGTTAACAAGTTACATGGTAAAGGTGTTAGTAGAACTGATGAGATCATCGTTCACCTTCATGCTGATGCGCTTATCACTATCTTGGCACAACTGAATCTGATCTCTGAAGATGCGCCACACGTACATCGTATGAGACCAGGATCGTTATTCCCAAATTATACTGATTTACTAGATGTAATGAAGTTACGAGATGTCATGTTCATGGCAACACAATTGGCGAATGCGGACGTGTCTTTATTGATGAAGAGCGTTAAGAATGGCAGAGCTGGTGGTGCTTTATCCACTAGTATTATATCTCAACATATTCAAAACGCTTTTGTAGGTGCCTATGATGCATCAAAGGGATCATATGCAGCAAACGATGTTGTTGACTCAGTTCTTAACCTGCTAATGCGTGTATGGTCACCAATGACAAACGAAACTAGAATGCCATCCGAAAGGGTACTTAAATCACCATTCGTGGCGGAGTTTCAAAGTAATTTGGGTTTATTCTTAGCAGCGCAGGATATGGCGAGTCATCCATCGTCTAGCAGTGAGATTGCATTTGGTGACGAAGAACTCACGAGTACCATTCTACCATTATTTCAGGAGACAATTAATTTAGTCTCTCCTTATAAGGTAATGGCTCTAACTGATGCTATAGGGTTCTATGGGATGAAATCATCTCGTGATCATAATTCTGAACCTGGAAACATCTTTCTATTTGAAGACTGGAAAGTTCAAGATAGAGTAGATGCGTTCGTGCCAATCAGACAATCTCTTAACTCTAGTGGTAGATTCTTGCAAGATATGGCAGGTGTGAGTTCAGCATTAGCAAACACGTTATCACCTGTTCAAAAAGTAGTATCATTAAAAGACTCGATAGAAATCCGCGTTGATTCATATAACATGGATGAGCTAACTAAACGTGCGTCACAGCCAACTCAGATCCACATGGCATTCCCTTCTTTAGAAGTACGGGAAGCTCAGTTGGAAGTGAAACAATTTGGGGCGTTGAGTCCATTTATCATCGAAGGGAAGGATCCTTCATCAGATGATTTGACTAAATTGGGTGTGACAGTACGTCAGATTGAGAGTCTTCGATTTGATTACTACGCTAGTATCATGCATTTAGCTATAGCTAAAGGACAGTCGCTGTCTGTAGGTGAGTTGCAAAGCGAGACTGATGCTGAGTCTGGCATTACTCTGAATCCTCTGTATATTAAATGGACTCAGAAAACATCGTTCACTCGTCAACGTGGATTATCAGCTTTACTGCATGGTCAGGTAGAAACTACCGAACCATTGGAGGTAATCGCGTATATGGCAGACTTTGATCCATCGGATTCATTGACAGTTAATTATCCTTATTTATCGGATCATGACGGGGCACTACATCTTTGGAATTGGCCTCGCTATTCGTCAACATTAGCATTAGACGCTAGCTTTGATATTACTCTTAGAAATAAGAAATATACAGTGAATGTTAATGAACACGAGATGCTGGCATTAGGTGCAAGACGAAATGAAATCAGATTTATGAATCAGTATGATACAAAAGCTTTGGTGAATTTATTCTTCAAGCATGTATCAGATGATTTCACTTTCATTAAAACTATGGCGAAGAATGCCAAAGACCCATTAGTTCGCGACGCTTATAGAGGTCGTGAAATCCAATCTGCGCTAAGATTGGTTGGGATGTTGTCAGGTGTCGCATCAAACGGTGCTGGTCAACGAGCTATAGCATATGCTAAGCAACGTGTAGCCGATAAGATGTATGGTATGACAGGAACATTGGATGGATATGATGAAATTCATGTTGGTGTTCAAAACCACCGCCTTCGTGTATGGGCGGGAATCAGGGTACTGGAGTTACTCCAGTTGATTACAGCCGAAGAGGCTGCAAAAATCGCAAACATGGTGCGCGAGTCAAATGCGTTAGCGTACGCTCTTAGCACTGTTGATTTAGCAACTTTTAAATAGAGGTATTATGAAATACAAAAAAGTAGCAACATGTAAAAGGAAGGGGAGATCTGTGACAATTCACGGCATCCCTGGTCAAAGAGTTTATTCCGCAATCAAATCGATAGATTATGATAAAGGAAGTCTCAAGATAGCTGATAGCTATAATATTCTATCAGTTATATAATAGTCACGTACTATTTGTCACGTAGTTCCGACGGGAGTGACGAGAAGGTCTAGACGTAGATACCCAAAAGGGTAGGCACTCCGGTGCCC